ATTTAACCTTCGCCTTACGGCTCAGGATGCTTCCTTTGACGACGTCAAGGAAGATGATGTCCCCAAACGTGGACACCTTGTTGTAGTCGAGTAGTGATTGCTCGTCTACATCCTGCGGGCGGCAGAAATACTGCTCGCAGAAGGTGCCTGAGTCGTCGCTAATTGCGTCGATCTTTGACACCTTGAGCCCGACAGCTTCAAATGCTGTCCGCAGCTCTTGGCCGAAACCGGCCGGGGCTCCGGTGACCACTAAATCGTCACCGACTGTCTGGCCGATCGGCCGGGCAATGTACCCGTCGTAGTATAATAACTGCGACCGCGGGCGTGCAGGATACATCGTCTTAAACGACGCCTGCCACACGCTGGACATCATGACTAACGTCAGGTCCATGAAGGAGAGTGAGTCTCCCATAAAAGCACCTCTTGACGAGGTGATTACTCGATGCCCCTTAACGGAGTCGAGATCCAGAACCCCCTTTTCTAGGAGGTCGCCCAAGTCGATCGACCTGGGGTGGATACGAAAGAGGTCTTTAAAGACCCTTAAGACGGGATCATTTGGCATGATCTCCGCCATGAACTCTCGATTGATTTCGAGAATCCGGTGCGGCATCCGATAGGTTGCCTCACTCAAATCAGTGCTAATTATTTGCATCTGATCATGCTTGGCCGTTTTGAGCCTTGCATAAGCCTTGAGAACTTCCCAAAGCTTGTCCCCCTCTTCGAACCCGATCTTTGTAAAGGGATCGTTGGAGAGGTAGTCCGCCACACTGTGTCGGACAAGTTGCTCTAGTTGAGTAACTGCTGCGAGGCCCGCCGTAACTAAACGGCTTTTGCCTCCAGATTCAATTGAGATCGCAGCCCGAACGGGCAGCGAGTCAATGTCATGATTGGGTGTGAACTTAATCTGACCCTTGCTCTCCGGTGCAAACCGGATCAAGCCATACGACAGCACTGAAACGCCGTTGTATCTGCCGAAGCTCTCCACCATTGTGGATGCTACCGAAGCAACGATGTTGCCCAGGTACTTCGGAACGCGATTGACGCCAATGGTCCTTTGCAGGACCTGCGTCATTTCGTGGGTAGGGACGTATAACACGTCCCCCAGCGTGGGGCGTTCTTCGGGGTTATCCCGCATGAACATGCGCAGCAGTTCTGCCGCGCTTGCCTCCAGCAAGGGCTCATCGAAACAATCGATGGTCCCGACAAATGAGTCTATCATGGACTCTGTCAATACCTGGTCACAGACCTCCCGGCAACGGGACATCATGACCTCGGCACGGCCTCCCTCCGAACGGGGGGATTCCCAGCTCCCTGAATTCGTCAATGACGATTTCGTCTGGCTATGCCAGTTGAGCTCTGAAAGCCGGCGTTTGATCGCCTGCAGCCCGCCCTTATAGGCGCGCTCAGCCTCGTCCGTCAGGACAAAGCTGTCATCAGTCATAATCTCGATAGTTTCGAGGACTGATTTCCTTTGCATCTTAATGCTAGGATACGGCATGGCTCTTTTGCCTGCCGCAATTTGGGCCGCAGCTCGATGTTCTTCGAGCTTCCACGTCCCACGACCACCTCGACGAATTGCTTCGTCGATGAATGAAAGGCACCCAACAAAGGGTGTCTTGAGAACGACTCCTGTCTTGAAATTCAAGCCAGGGAAGTACGATTCTCCAGAAGGCACGGGAGCGTTAAGCTCCATTGCCTGGACACAAGCAAACAGCCACTTTACGTAGGCGAAAGCTTGGTCG